CCTGTGACGCCGACTGCGATATCGCGGATGAAGCAACGCGGTTAATGGCCATTGCGGCGGCACCGGGCACCGCCGTTCTGCTGATACGGCTGAGGTTTTCAACGGCCTGCTCAAGACCTTTTATGGCCATACATCCCCCTTTCAGCGGCGACGGTTAACGGCAGGCGGTACGCCCCGCCCAAGCCAGAGATGACAGCTTCCGCCATCATCCGGCGAAATCCGGTCTATCCAGAAGTTTTCCTCACCGATGGTCAGCGTGTCGCCGCGCCGCAGCTGCCGCACATCATCAGTCCGGACAAACAGGAACGGGCTGGAGCCTTCAACGCGCACGCCCTGTCCGGCATAGCTGATATTTTCAGGATCATCAAAAACACCACGTATCACAGCACCGGACTGCTCACCGGATGTCATGGTGGCTGACGTTCCCATGTACCCGCGTATCGTTTCATCGGCGCGGGCAATGGCAGCATCGAACAGGTTATCGAAATCAGCCACAGCGCCTCCCGTTATTGCATTCTGGCCAGGCCGCGCTCTGTCATTTCAGCTGCCACACCGGCAGAGACACGGAACGCCGTTCCCGGCAGCACAAATGCCACAGCCTCATCCCGCGTGGCGTGAAGTGCATCAGTATGCAGCGTCACCAGTGCCACAACCGTGACCAGATCAGCCGTATCAGTCACGGTATCCGGCTGCGCTGATACAACCTCATTTTCATGTCCGGTCAGCGCATTTTCCGGGCTGACAGATGTGTCCTGACCAGCAGCGTCATCCGTGTCATCAAGCTCCTCTTCCAGCTCTGCCACACGGAGTGCCAGTTCTTCTTTCGTCCCCGTCAGGCTGACATCACGGTTCAGTTGCTCACCCAGCACCTGAAGACGGGCAATCAGTTCATCTTTCGTCATGGACTCCTCCACAGAGAGAAAATGGCCCCGAAGGGCCATGATTACGCCAGTTGTACGGACACGAACGCATCAGGGTCAGCCAGCAGCATCAGCGGTGCTGACTGAATCATGGTGAACTCACGCGCCGGATCGCCGGTGGTCACCCAGTTTTTCGGGTAGCGGGCAGAGGCGTTAATACCTTCGCGCTGTGCGTCCGCATCCTGAATGCAGCCATAGGTGCGCAGACCGCGTGCCTGAGTGTTCCCCAGCACCATCGTGTTGTCCGGCAGGAAGTTCTTTTTGACGTCGTTTTCCACGTACTGTCCGGAATACACGACGATCGCCGTATCGCCATACATCCCCTTATAGGACACCGCTTCGCCCAGGTCTTTTACCGCTGTCTCCAGCTCGGAATTAGAGCCGCGACGGGTATCCAGCTTCTCCTTGACGGCTTTGAAGGAACGGAACAGCGCCCAGCCTTTCGGATCAAACACGATGATATTCACCACGCCGCTGGCGTTCAGCGCGTAGGCTTCGATATCGTCGGTCGGGTCATACGTGGACTTGTCACGCTTGCTCCACTCCGTGCCGCCGGACTGCGTGATGTTGTTCGCCGCACTGCGGCCCATATCCACCTCAACCGGATCGAAGGCTTCACCGGTCATGGTGTATTTGCCCTTGAGCACGGCAGAAACTGCCTGCATCTCTTCGACCTGAGCAATGGCCAGCTCTTCGTCACGCATGTTCTGCAGGATGATGCGACGGCGGCGGTAAGCCGGGTCCGCCAGATTCTGCGGATCTTCATCCGGCAGGCGACGCAGGGTCATCTGCGGATTCACCTCATGCTTCGGCTTGACATAACCCGGCGTAAATTCAGAGGTGGAGCCGCCACGGGAACGGATAACCTCACCGGAAACAATTGGCGAAACGTACAGCGCCATGTTTACCAGTCCAGGAATTTGTGAGAGATAGACTTTCTCCGTGGTGAAGGGATAGCTCTCACGGAAAAAGAGACGCAGAAACAGCGGATCAAACTTAAATTTCTGCTCATTTGCCGCCAGCAGCTGGGCGGTTGTGTACATCGACATAAAAAAATCCCGTAAAAAAAGCCGCACAGGCGGCCTTTAGTGATGAAGGGTCAGGTTAAACGATGCTGATTGCCGTTCCGGCAAACGCGGTCCGTTTTTTCGTCTCGTCGCTGGCAGCCTCCGGCCAGAGCACATCCTCATAACGGAACGTGCCGGACTTGTAGAACGTCAGTGTGGTGCTGGTCTGGTCAGCAGCAACTGCAAGAATGCCAACGGCAGCACCGTCGGTGGTGCCATCCCACGCAACCAGCTTACGGGTGGAGGTGTCCAGCATCAGCGGGGTCATTGCAGGCGCTTTCGCACTCAACCCGCCGGGCGCGGTTGCGGTATGAGCCGGGTCACTGTTGCCCAGCGGCTGGTAATGGGTAAAGGTTTCTTTGCTCGTCATAAACATCCCTTACACTGGTGTGTTCAGCAAATCGTTAACGGCATCAGATGCCGGGTTACCTGCAGCCAGCGGTGCCGGTGCCCCCTGCATCAGACGATCCAGCGCAGTGTCACTGCGCGCCTGTGCACTCTGTGGTGCTGCGGCCAGAATACGGCGGGCCGTTTCCACGGTCATACCGGGGGTTTCGGCCAGCACGCATGCCTGTTCTTCGCGTCCGTGAGCCTCCTCACAGTTGAGGATCCCCATAATGCGACTGTTTTCTGCCGCAACCGCTGCGGTGATCTGCGCGTTCACGTCCGGCTGCGCAGCGCTGGCGTTCTCGCCCTCCGTCGCTTGCACCACGCCAGTAACGTCAGCCTGCGAAGCAGTGGCTGAAACAGTTGTTGATTGAGTCTCTTTGGTCATTCGCCCTCCTGAGAGACGGGATTTACGTGCATCCAGTGCATCACGCATGACGGTGATCGCATCGGTACTGTTCACAAGTTCATCAGCCAGTCCGGCATCAATGGCCTCCTGACCGCTGTACACTGCAGCCTCGGTATCCAGCACAGCCTGCACGGACAGGCCGGTATATGCCGACACCTTCTGTGCAAACATCCGGCGGGTTGCATCCATCCGGGACTGCAGTGTTTCCCGGACATCATCCGGTAGATGGCTGTAGGGGTTGCCATCCACCTTATGGCTGCCGCTGTAAATCAGCGTGATTTCCACGCCCTGTTTCTCCAGCGCAGCACCGTAATTACTGTGAGCCATCATGACGCCGATGGAGCCTGTCCGGGCGGTCTGCGTGACCAGACGCCGGGAGGCGGCGCTGGCAAGCAGCTGACCTGCACTGCAGTTCATGTCGTTGGCCAGCGCCCATACCGGTTTTATGTCTCGCACACGGGCGATGATGTCAGCACAGTCAAATGCTCCCGCCACCATCCCGCCCGGTGTGTCCATATCCAGCAGAATGCCGTCCACCATCGGATCGCTGGCAGCCTGTTGCAGACGGGCGATAATGCCGTTGTAACCGGTCATCCCCGAATACGGCTGCAGCGCCCGCGTCCGGCTGACCAGCGTGCCGGACACCGGCAGCACGGCGATGCCGTTCATGACCTGATAACTGCGGGCCTGTCGTGGTCCGTCATCATCAACGGATAACGCCAGCGCCGCGGGTGCCTCTCCGGCAGTCAGGCTGTCGCCGGACACCGCATCCGTCAGGCGGCTGATCCCAAGCTGGCCTGCAAGCGCACAAAAGAAAACCCGCGCATAGGCGGGTTCAAGCATCAGCGGCTCATTAAAGGCCATACTGGCAATATGCGGGAGATTACGCAGCTCTGCTGTCACTCTTCTCCTCCTCTGTTGATTGTCGCAGTCCGGATTCAAATGCCGCAGCCGCCCAGGCGGGCGGTTTAAGACCGGCTGCGCGGCGCTCCATCGTTTCACGGACCTGCTGGGCAAAAATTTCCTGATAGTCGTCACCGCGTTTCGCGCACTCTTTCTCGTAGGTGCTCAGTCCGGCTTCTATCAGCATCACCGCTTCCTGAACTTCTTTCAGACCATCGATGGCCATACGACCGGAGCCTATCCAGTCGCAGTTCCCCCAGGCACTGCGGGCTTCCTGAAAACTGAAGCGCGCTTTTGAAGGTAACGTCACCACGCGGCGAACGATGGCCTCTTCCAGCCAGCACAGAAACATCTGGCTCGCCTGACGGGATGCGACGAATTTTCGCCGCCCCATAAAGTACGCCCACGACTCGTTCGCACTGGCCCGTGCCGTGGAGTAGCTCATCTGGGCGTAATTCCGGGAAAGCTGCTCATACGAGACACCCAGCCCGGCAGCAATATACCGCAACAGTGACTGCTCAAACACGGAGTAGCCGTTATCCGTGTCCTGAGCCGTCTGCAGGTTCAGTGAGTCCCCCGGCATCAGGTGCGGCACTTTTGCGCCTCCCAGCCGGACCGGTGCTGCGGCGTAATACGCGGCAATTTCACCAATCCAGCCAGTCAGCCTTTCCCGCTGCTCCTGACTGTTCGCGCCCAGAATAAAATCCATCGCTGACTGCGTATCCAGCTCACTCTCAATGGTGGCGGCATACATCGCCTTCACAATGGCGCTCTGCAGCTGCGTGTTCTGCAGCGTGTCGAGCATCTTCATCTGCTCCATCACGCTGTAAAACACATTTGCACCGCGGGTCTGCCCGTCCTCCACGGGTTCAAAAACGTGAATGAACGAGGCGCGCCCGCCGGGTAACTCACGGGGTATCCATGTCCATTTCTGCGGCATCCAGCCAGGATACCCGTCCTCGCTGACGTAATATCCCAGCGCCGCGCCGCTGTCATTAATCTGCACACCGGCACGGCAGTTCCGGCTGTCGCCGGTATTGTTCGGGTTGCTGATGCGCTTCGGGCTGACCATCCGGAACTGTGTCCGGAACAGCCGCGACGAACTGGTATCCCAGGTGGCCTGAACGAACAGTTCACCGTTAAAGGCGTGCATGGCCACACCTTCCCGAATCATCATGGTAAACGTGCGTTTTCGCTCAACGTCAATGCAGCAGCAGTCATCCTCGGCAAACTCTTTCCATGCCGCTTCAACCTCGCGGGAAAAGGCACGGGCTTCTTCCTCCCCGATGCCCAGATAGCGCCAGCTTGGGCGATGACTGAGCCGGAAAAAAGACCCGACGATATGATCCTGATGCAGCTGGATGGCGTTGGCGGCATAGCCGTTATTGCGTACCAGATCGTCTGCGCGGGCATTGCCACGGGTAAAGTTGGGCAGCAGGGCTGCATCCACACTTTCACTCGGTGGATTCCACGCCCGCAACTGCCCACCAAATCCGCTGCCACCGCCATGATAACCGGCATATTCACGCAGCGATGTCATGCCGTCCGGCCCCAGAAGGGTGGGAATGGTGGGCGTTTTCATACATAAAATCCTGCAGGTCCCCTGCGTCGCTGTGTCATGCCGGTCTGCACTTCCAGCTCTGCAATATATTTTTTCAGGTCAGACACGGAAGTGGCCGTAAACTCCACTCGCCGTCCGTCTTTCTGTACTGTTGCCACCCGTTTACCTGTCATCAGGTCATGCAGTGCCGCACGGGCAGCGGCAAGTTCTTCCTGTCGCGTCATTCATCCTCTCCGGATAAGGCACGGGCGTAATCTGCCAGTGTTTTCTTGTTGGTTGCTGCACCATCCTCTTCCTGCAGGCTCGCCAGCAGCGCACTGAGATCCAGCTGCCAGCGGGAAATACTGATGCGCAGCGCCGCCAGCGCATAAACGAAGCAGTCGAGTGCCTCATTGCGTCGCTTTTTGCTGTCCCACAGTATTTTTTTCCTGCCATCCACCCATTTTTCGACCTGCTCTTCAGCAGTCAGCTGCTGCGCTTCGGTCAGATCAAAAATATCCGGGTTATTCGGGAAGTGAACGGCACCGGGAAGCGGTTCATCCCCTTCCGGCGTCAGTGTGAAGCGGTTATAAATCTGCTCTTTCGCGGTATCCGTACCGATTTCGGTAAGGTAAACCCCGTTTTTGTTTCGCTTACGTGGCATGCTGGCCACAGGCTTACCGTAGACGGATGCCCCTTTAATGGGGATCACCCGGAACAGCCCATGTTTTTTCGAGCGTTCATACACAATGGTCGGATCAATCCCGCCAGTATCCCAGCAGATACGGGATACCGACATTTCTGCACCATTCCGGCGGGTATAGGTTTTATTGATGGCCTCATCCACACGCAGCAGCGTCTGTTCATCGTCGTGGCGGCCCATAATAATCTGCCGGTCAATCAGCCAGCTTTCCTCACCCGGCCCCCATCCCCATACGCGCATTTCGTAGCGATCCAGCTGGGAGTCGATACCGGCGGTCAGGTAAGCCACACGGTCAGGAACGGGCGCTGAATAATGCTCTTTCCGCTCTGCCATCACTTCAGCATCCGGACGTTCGCCAATTTTCGCCTCCCACGTCTCACCGAGCGTGGTGTTTACGAAGGTTTTACGTTTTCCCGTATCCCCTTTCGTTTTCATCCAGTCTTTGACAATCTGCACCCAGGTGGTGAACGGGCTGTACGCCGTCCAGATGTGAAAGGTCACGCTGTCCGGCGGCTCAATCTCTTCACCGGATGACGAAAACCAGAGAATGCCATCACGGGTCCAGATCCCGGTCTTTTCGCAGATATAACGGGCATCAGTGAAGTCCAGTTCCTGCTGGCGGATGACGCAGGCATTATGTTCGCAGAGATAAAACACGCTGGAGGGATCATCCGGCGTCCATTTGAGGCCAAACGACGTCTCTTTATCGCCAAATTTAAGGTACTGCTCCTCCCCGCAGTGCGGACAGGCAACATGAAAACGCATAAAATGCGGGGATTCACTGGCTGCACGCTCAATCTGGCAGGTGCCTCTCACTTTGGGGGTGGAGCCACGGATGGACTTTGGCCAGACCGAGCCTTCAATACGTTTGTCGCCAAGGAACGTCGGAGAGCCTTCCTGTTCAATATCCTCATCAAAGGCAGCAAGTTCATCATAACCCGCCACATCCACCGACTTTTCACGGTAGTTTTTTGCCGCTTTACCGCCCAGGCACCAGAAGCCACGACCATTGGAAAAACGCTTCATGGTGAGCGTGTTATCCCGGTGCTTTTTGCCATACCACGGAGCCAGCGCCAGCAGCAACGGAATATCACGAATAGTCGGCTCAACGTGGGTTTTCATAAAGTTCTCGGCATCACCATCCGTCGGCAACCAGATAAGGGTGTTGCGCTGCTTATGCTCTATGAAGTAGGCATAAACACCCAGCAGCATTTTGGAATAACCGACACGGGCAGACTTCACCACATTCACCTCACGGATGTAGTCGCTGCCCATCGCATTCATGATGGCCCGCTGAAAGGGCAGTGTTTCCCAGCGCCCTTCCTGGTATGCGGATTCTTTTGGGAGATAGTAATTGGCATCCGCCCATTCAACGGGGGTCATTGGCAATGGTCTTTTCAGGACTGAGAGACCCGCCTTCACTGCCAATACGAAATTATTCATCTGTATTTCTGTAATACTCATCCGCAAATTCCTTCATTTTTTCAGCGGACTCAACGCATTTATTAGCCCCCTTCGCAACCAGCTCTTTTAGATAAGCCAATTGTCTGCCTGTCAATTCAGGGAATTTTCTTTGCATCGAAAGCGGAATACTGTCCAAAACAGATGCCAGTTCTCCGGATAACCGAGACAGGGCAAAAATAGAGAAAGCTGTATCAATCACCTTATGCTCTGCAACCTGGTTTTTTAACCGCTGAGCAATAGCCTGTTCTTCCGTCAGGTTAACCCTGGCCTGAAGTAGCCTTTCCTCAAGATCATTTTCACCACCTGAAGATTTCTGGTTTTGTTGACGTCGCTCGCGATCTATCTCCAGTACAGTTTTAACGTCATAGAAAACCTCTCTCCCCCGGCGCTCAACAGGAGGAACACCCCATTTATCAAATGCCTGTACTGAGATACCGATGGAGGAGGCCATGTCGCTTTTATTCAATAAAAAGGCCACAGCCCCTCCATAAACCACCGGCAAAAAAGCAATACAACAACCACGTTTTTTGTAAAACCCTCTGATTTTACATGCTTTTTCGTATAAGAAAGATCATCAGGTTGTTGTGTTTATTTTTCTTTCTTATTACTTATCAAGTAGATATATCAAACGATAAAACAACAACCATCACCTCAAAAAAACTCGTAAATAGCGAAAACCCGCGAGGTCGCCGCCCCGTGGCAGGCCACCCCACCGGAAGGACCCGCACAAATGAGAGTGATTATCACCATTGCTGATGAATAAATTGATGAAAATCATTGAAACGCCTTTCAGCAAGATAACGGCGACGGTCGTTGTTGCACTCCGTAACTCTGCGACTAAGGTTAAAAGCATGGCCCTCTTTTGCCACCGGCAAATCTTCAATGGATTTCCCCTGCCGGTTTTTTATTTTCGTCGATGCATAACATTGCATTTACATCAATAGCGGCTATTGTCATTAGTATGTTGCATCAATGCATGGGTGGTATTGGCGGTCTTCGCCGGCCGGTTCTGTGTAGCTGGACCGGTTTTTTATTTCTCACATTACAGCAGCCCCTTAGAGTGAAGGGCTGCTGTAATGCCGCAATCTTTTTTAACATGAAAAAGGCCGCAGAGCGGCCTTTATGGTTTATTGACAATTGATTAAGACGTGTGGCACTTATTGGCACACCAATAGCAACCATTCACCCGGGAATATCCTTTGGCCTTTGCCTCTGTTACCGCCGAAGAACAATCACTATAGTAACCAAGGTAATCGCGGTTAGCTACAGCAGGAAGATATGAACATTCCTCAGCATGCACCTCATGATCGCCATTGCTCTGAGCATTTTTGTTCACGTAATAGTGTTTAAAAACCATTGTATAACTCCATGTTGACGCTGATATTCAGCATTAACATGCTATATCACCAATTACACAAACATAAGCTTGTTATTTCAATTAGTTGATAACGATCACCACTGAACTTTGGCCTTGCGAAATTCAAATGTTTTTCTGACTATTATTGGGCCGATAAACAGATATTATTTGAGCGTTTTGGTTCATTACATAAGCAATATCTCCATCTTTCAGAATGACTTTCCCATCCTTTCCCGATACGGCAATACTCCGCTGCTCAGGATGATAGCCAATGCTACGCCCGCAATGGATCTCTTCCCCACCATTTTGAGACATGACTTTTACAGTTAACATTTTTCTGCTCCTATTTAGATGCCCTTTCCATCCGGGCCACTGTTCAAAGTAAATTTAGATTCAACAATATTCTGCTCTTACAGGCGATCAGTTCTGCATACACTGCCGAACACCGTCGACAATTTCACAGACCTGAGAAGCTGTATCGAAAAGCTGGCGCGCCTTATCCAGGCTGACGCATCCCACCAGGAAAAAAGGCACCAGTATCGCTACCAGTGCCCATTTCGCCGCCGTTCGCGGCATTCTGTGTGTCCAGTGTTTTCGCTTCATCTCACTATCCACCAATCAATCCGGATAAGCTCAATACTCGCCAGGCGGTGGAAATGAAAATGGCAACCAACATTGCTGAAAATGAAAGGCCAACAACCACACAGAGAATTCGCGCCAGTTTTATAATGCTATCTGACATATTTACCCCTGCCCCACTTACGATTTCACAGCAATGAGCAATTTTGCCATCCCATACAGCATCGGAGACACAGCGATACCGACCGCCACCCACTTAATGGCAAAAGCCACCGCTCTGCTGATGTCATCAGTTACAGGCGCTTTCAATTCAAGGCCGTTTTTCATAGTCAACCTCAACAGAATTAGTTTATACTTCCTCATGTTCTCCTTTGCCTTACCCAAGGCCAGAAACAGAAAACCCCGGACTGTTACCGCAGCCGGGGTTTTTGCTATCTGATGCTATGCCCCTTACTTTCGCTCATCGTAGCCCCAGAAAAGAGCCTGCATGAGTTGAGGGTGTTCAGCACTTCAGTGTCAGTTTTTAAACCACCACGCG